TATCAGAGAAATGCAGAAGAGCGCTCCGGGTGCTTTGGCTACTGGTGCGAGATGGGTGACTGAACCGCTTAAGACTGTTCGTGATTTCTTGCAAACTCGTGCGTTTGAAAACAATGCTTCATCTCTTGCACAGATTGTCACTAGCCCGGATGGTATTCAGAATATGCGTGAATTGCGTAGACTGAGACCGACACAAGCTAAGTTCTGGGCGACTTTAACTCAATCTCTGGCCGGTGCTGGAGCGTTCGGTGCTGAAGCCTTCATGGAAGAATAATCATGGCAAAGACAAAGATCTCCGAGTTTGACACTAACCCAGACCTCAACACCGATATTAACTCTATCAACATCGCAGAGGGTTGCTCCCCTGCGAACATCAACAATGCCATCCGGCAGTTGATGGCTGATCTGAAAGATTGGCAATCAGGATCGGATGACAAGTACATTGCTCCGGCAGGGACTGCTGCTGCGCCATCGTGGACCTTCAACGGCGACACAGATACTGGGTTCTACTCTGGTGGTGCTAATGTCGTTGGAGTTGCTGCAAACGGATCATCTGTCGGTAGGTTTACCTCTGATGGATTTGTTGGCAATGTCACGGGTAACCTGACAGGCAATCTGACTGGCAACCTGACTGGAAACCTAGTTGCAGCAACTCCGACTGCTCCGACACAAGCGTCAGGAACGAATAACACGACTGTTGCCACGACTGCGTTTGTACAGGCTGCGCTGAATGCGCTCTATCCTGTTGGGTCGATCTATATCAATGCAACCAGTTCAACGAATCCAGGTACTTCTCTCGGGTTTGGTACTTGGACTGCATTCGGTGCTGGTCGCGTCCCTGTTGGTTTTGATGCTGGTGATCCGCTGTTTGATAGCGCAGAGGAAACTGGTGGTAGCAAAAATGCTGTTGTTGTGGCGCATACTCATACATTTAGCGCGGCAACAGGCAATCAGAGTGCAGACCATACGCACAGCGGAACAACTGCAACTAACGGATCGCACAGCCACGGTGTTGAAGCCCAAACCATTTCTCAGCCAATTTTCTCAGGGTTTGATGCTAGGGGGGGTACTAATGTAGGTGCTGAAGCAACAACCACATCTACAGCCGGTTCGCATGATCACACGTTTACAACTGGTGGCACATCAGCCGACCATACGCACAATGTGTCAGGTGATACCGGGGAAACGGGAACAAGCGGAACTAATGCCAACCTTCAGCCGTACATTACCGTCTATATGTGGAAGAGGGTTTCATGAGCGAGGTCGAGCAACTCCGTGCACACGTTGAAAAGATCGAGTCAAAGGTTGACGACCTAAACCACTCGATCAAAGACCTTGCAGAAGCCTGGAAAACCGCTCAGACGCTTGTTGCGTTTATGAAGTGGTTAGCAGGTATCGGGGCTGCTTTGTTGGTGATGAAAGCAGCCTGGGACGGGTGGATTAAGTAATGCTTGATCCAGTCAGCCTATTAGCTACTGCAACAGCGGTCTTTAACGGACTGAAGGCTGCTGTTGAAGTTGGTCGAGAGGCTGAAGATATTTTCGGGCAGCTAGGAAAGTGGGCTGGCGCTGTTGCTGATCTGCAAGAGTGGATGCGGACAGAAGAGGAAAACGCCAACAAGCCTCCTCCATTGTTTAAGAAACTGGTGTTCGCTAAATCAGCGACTGCTGAAGCATTCGATGCGTATGCTGCAAAGATCAAGATTGCTCAGATGGAGGAAGAGATCCGGCATATGTTCACGCTTGGTGAACTGTGGTGGCTTGGGAAAGAAGGCTACAACGAATTTATTATGATGCGGAGGGGCATCAAAGAGAAGCGAGAGAAGATGGTCTATGAGCAGATCCGCAGGCGTAAGAAGTTGATCAGGATGGTGACGGATTACGCTTTTATCGGTGTCATCCTGTTTACAGGAAGTCTGATACTGTGGCACATCATCGCATTCATCATCTCGCAATCATGAGCAACGACGAGATCGAGGTTCGTGTTTGGGCAATCATCACGCTGTCGCTGACCGGCATCCTTGTCGTGTCTGTGCTGACGATTCTCGGTGGTGTTTTATTTGTTGAACACGACATGGATCGGATTAGCCCGATTGACGAGGCTTTCCTGGCAATCCTGAAAGACATCATGCTGCTGTGCATTGGCGCAATCGGTGGTGTCGTTGGTCGCAAGTCTTTATCTACAGCATTGGAGAAGCGCAATGCTTCCAGCGTTGACAGCACTACTTCCGTTCGCAACCAAGATCCTTGATAAGGTTGTTCCTGACCCGGAGGCCAAAGCTAAAGCCCAGGCTGAACTGGCTCAGTTAGAGCAGTCTGGTGAATTGGCGAAGATGGCGAATGAGACGGAACTGTTTAAGGCAGAGCAGGAAAATGTCAGTGAACGATGGAAGTCTGACATGGGGTCAGATAGTTGGTTGTCGAAAAACATCCGCCCGATGACCCTTATTGCCATCCTTGGGGCTTATTTTGTGTTTGCTTCTGCCTCTGCTTTCGGCTGGAGCGTCAACGAAAGCTACGTTAAGTTGCTTGGTGAGTGGGGCCAGTTAATCATGCTTGCCTACTTTGGCGGCAGGACTGCCGAGAAAATATTTACCAAGCGAGAATCGAAATGAATCAAGAACTTGTAATAGAGCTTTTTGAATATCGCAATGGTTCATTGTTTTGGCGGAAAAACAAAGGAAAAATCAAAGCATCAACTAAAGCAGGAACACCAAGAGAAAAAGGTCATATTCAAATTCAATACAATCGAAAGTTGTATCGGGAGCACACTTTAGTTTGGATCATGTTTTACGGATCAATGCCAGAAGGAATTATTGATCACATTAATGGAATTCCAAATGACAACAGGATTGAAAATCTTCGTATTGCGACAAATGCACAGAATTTAGCTAATCGTGGGCGAACGAAAAGCAATACTAGCGGGTACAAAGGCGTGTATTTGCATAATCAGACAAAACGATGGGTTGCGTCTATTAAACATCTCGGCAAAAAATACAGCCTTGGTTGTTACGCTACTGCGCCAGAAGCACATGAAGCATACAAGATAGCCACCATTCGGTTTAACGGCGAATTTGCAAGAGTCTAAAAGACCCTTGAGAAAATCATTGACATGAGGGCAAAGAAATGAAGTTTGACATCTGCTTTCAGATGGTAATTAAGCATGAGGGTGGATTCGTTGAGCATCCGCAAGACCCTGGTGGTATGACTAACCTCGGTGTTACGAAAGCAGCGTGGGAGGAGTATCTTGGTCGAGAGGTGACAGAGCAAGAGATGCGTGACCTTACGACTGAGACCGTCAAACCGTTTTATCGTAAGAACTACTGGGATCGTGTGCGAGGCGATGACCTGCCTCCTGGTGTTGACTATGCTGTGTTCGACTTTGCTGTGAACTCTGGTGTTGCCAGAGCCTCTAGGATGCTTCAGGAGTGCGTGGGAGCCACGAAAGACGGGTCTATTGGCCCCAAGACTGTTGAGGCTGTAAAGGCTAGTAATGCGGCTGAATTGGCGCAGGAAGTTTGCGACAAGCGTCTGGAGTTTCTCCAGAGCCTGCCGCACTTCCCGACATTTGCTAGGGGTTGGACACGTAGAGTGTTGGAGGTTGCTAAGACTGCGGCTGAGCTATCTCGATGAGCTTGTCGATATACCATTGAGCCTTTCGCAGATCCTCGACTCCGTTCTTTTGCTTCCACCTCCACAGGTACTTGATTGCGTTAGCTGTGCAGAACGACTCTAACCCGTGGAGGTCATGACACGCAGCGGTTAGTGCGTCGATGCACTCTACATGACCTTTGCGGTAATGCTTTGGATTGATGGGATCAGAAGGGGAGGTCATCATCATCCCCAGGCTGTCTAGACTTTTTCGGAGCGTCATCTTGGCGAGGCTCCATCAGGCTTGCCCAACCATCCCAACCGACAGGAATAGACTCGATCTTTAGCGACATCCTGCCTGCTTTAGTTTGGATGACTGTTCCGATCCTGAGCCACTTGGTCTTTTCTGACCCGTCTTTAGCTGTGTACTTCTCACCTGCTGCGGTCACTTCGTATAGGACTGGCATCTGTTGAACTCCTGTTGAACATCGTTGAGAAACTTGATAACACCTTCTTGCAGCTTGTCGATCTCCTCTGGCTTAGGCTCAAACCGGACTACGAATAGTTGCAGGTGTTCTGGAAGCCTGTCATCGAACGACACGAAATCGCACCACTTCCGTCCTGTGCAAGCTAGTTGAGCCAGCATCTGTCGCTGGTACTTTGTCGGAACTTTTCCTGACAGGATGTAATCGACATGGGTGGTGCTGTTTGGACACTTGATCTCTACCAGACCATCGTCCCCGACAAGGCCATCTGGTGAAGCCCCAAACCACTCGATAGATGAGTGCTTGTAGAACCCTGCCTTGTCTACGAATCCATTTGTTGCCTCGTATGCCATTCTTGCGACAGGTTCCAGGTCTGTCCCTCGTTGCATGGCTGCTGACGAGAAGGACTCTTGCTGCTGGCCGGTGAGCCTCTCGGTCACAAGCTGGATCAGGTAGTTGCGTCTGGCCGCAGTTTCTGAGCCTGCTAGCGCATCGTTCATTCTGGATGCGGTAGCAAAGCCCAGACGGGCGGCAAACCACTCGTCTGAGCGTTGATCCATATCAATCCCCCCAAATCAGAGGCAATGCTTTTGCTTTGCCAATTGAGATCAAGTATCGAATACTTGCCAATTCATAGATCGATTTTGAAAAATCAACCTGATCTAAAACACAATCAGGAAAAGTCAGATCATCTTTTTCTGCTTCCTTGACGCTTTGAACAATTCTTTCCTCAGACATCCCGAAATTCAAAAGCCATTGGATTATTCTTGAAGCGTTGTCAATTTTCGATTGAAGGATATAGTCAGGAACTTTGTTGTATAGCATTTGCAAAACAGAGTTAACTGCTTGCTCTTGGTTGTCAAGGAAGTTTGTCATCCTGTTAATTATGTCCTCGTCTATTGAATCATCCATTACGCAATCTCCATCAGTTGCGTTTTGCGAGCGTCTTTGGCTGCGTCAATAGCTTTCAGAGCCTCAGAATCGCCCTGGAAGGCTTTGAAAGCCTTGGCATAGATGGTTTTAAGATCTTCCATCGTTTGCGCCTCTGAGAGCGTTTTAACGGCTGCTGTTGCATCAAGAGGTTTCATCGTCTTTTTGCTTGCAGCGTTGCCGTCATCGTCTTCTGGTGCTATGCCGGTCACTGCCATAAGGCTGTACCTGCGGGCATAACTCAAAGATGAACCGTAGCCCTGTGCGTCTTGCTTGCTGGCAGGGACATGGAGCTTGCCACCGGATAGAGTTTCACCTGACTCGTGAATCAGCATGGTTTCGACGATGACACCGTTGTCGCACTCGTGTGTGAGTTGGGTCAGAAAGATTCCGTTCTTGTTGAGACCGTCAATCACTGCCTCTACAACTGCAGCAAGGTCAGCGTACTTAGACCGGAAATGTGGGTTGACGCTGGTCTTGAGTGCTGGCCCAAAGGCTTGCTGAGCTTTGACGAGCGCGGATGCGATTTGCTTCATGATCTGTTCTCTCCGAAATAGGTTTCCACCCGAATTTGCGCCATGTTTGCGTTACGTCTGTGGCGGCGCTAGGAACCCAGACGAATGCTGGGTCTAGGATCATGCTGACAGGATTGTGTACATCAGGACAAAGAAGAATCCCCAAGCAAGAGTCCACTTCACTCCTGCGATGATGTTGCGTTTGAGTTCTTCCTGTTCTTGCCAGCGCTGAACCTCGTACTCCCACCGATTCTGATCGTTCATTTTTGATCTCCATTCAACATAAATTTGACGGTTGCATTCAATTTCACGATGTCTGTGAACTTGATGTCAGCGGCTTTCAGGTACTCGTTGCTTGTACTGAAATTTTTGTGATCAAACGAGATGATCTTCTCAAGAATCTTCTCAATTTCTTTCAATCGGTCGATAAGCATTTTGCTCTCCTGGTTTGTTGTCGATGGTTGTCATTCTGACTACGTTTGCACGATCCATCAACAAAAATATTTTTATCGTTTTCTGTTGCTTGTTAGTGAAAATCTATAGCATCTGTTTGCACCACATCAACCTGTAGTGTAGCATTGCGTTAGGAGGTGTCAAATGGACTCTGTTACAGCGTTAAAGGCTGCGTCAGCGATGGTAGGTGGGACTGACGCTTTGTGTCGTGAGCTTAAGTTGAGTAGGCAAGCAGTCTACAAGTGGCGATCTACGGGTATCCCGGTCAAGAGGGCGGTGCAGATTGAGCGACTGACTGAGGGTCGGATCAAAGCGAGCGAACTTTGCCCGGAGGTGTTTGGCAATGACAAGGCATAACATCGTATCTGTGTCTGGAGGCAAGGACAGCACAGCGTTGCTACTGCTGGCGATAGAGCGACAGACAGAGAACCTTGAGGCATGGTTTGCTGATACAGGTCATGAACACCAGCAGACCTATGATTACATCGACTACCTTTCAAACAAAGTCTTGCCGATCAGGGTGATCAAGGCTGATTTCTCTGCTCAGATTGCAAGAAAGCGTGAGTTTGTCGCTACGAAATGGCGCGAACAAGGGGTTCCGGAAGAACGAGTGTTGATGGCTATTGATGCACTTGTTCCTACCGGAAATCCGTTCTTGGATTTGTGTCTATGGAAAGGTCGGTTTCCTTCGACTAAAGCTCGGTTTTGCAGCGAGGAGTTGAAGCGCAACCCGATTGTGGAGGCGCAACTAGAGTTGCTTGACGCTGGAAATGAGATCTGGTCATGGCAAGGTGTCAGAGCAGACGAGAGCCTTGCAAGGCGCGATCTGCCAGAACTGGACGAGGTTGGTGGTGGACTCTGGAACTATCGGCCAATCCTGAAGTGGACAGCAGAGGACTGCTTTGCGATGCATCGTAAGCACGGCATCAAGCACAACCCACTCTACGAGCAGGGAATGGGCCGGGTTGGGTGTATGCCTTGCATACACGCTCGGAAAGACGAGTTGCTTGAGATCAGCCGCAGGTTTCCAGAAGAAATTGAGCGCGTCGCCAAGTGGGAACGTTTGGTTAGTGCAGCAAGCAAACGAGGAAGCAGTACGTTTGCAGCAGGCACGGACATTAGTGTTGCAAGCATTTACGCTGTTGTCGAATGGTCTAAAACCAGCAGAGGCGGCAAGCAATACGACTTCCTGCGAATGGAAGAAGGCCCAGCTTGCTCATCTATATATGGACTGTGCGAATGACAAATCTGACGGCAAGAAGTAAGGCTCACCTCGTTGAGCTTGGCTATCTGGTTGCGACTGTCGAGCACTACAACGCATTCACCAAGCGGAAGCACGATCTCTGGGGGTGTATCGACCTTCTGGCGATTGGCAACAGGGAGACTCTAGCAATCCAGGTAACCAGCAAGTCCAATCTGTCTGCCAGACGACACAAGATCGAGGAAGCAGAAGCCTATCCAGAGATGCTGAGATCCGGCTGGAGGGTGATCCTGCATGGTTGGTACAAGGAAGGCAATCGCTGGAAGTTGAAGGAGGTGGAACTGTGAGAGTTTTGGTCGCTTGCGAATACAGCGGGGCTGTAAGGGATGCGTTTATCCGTGCTGGTCATGAAGCAATGTCATGCGACTTGTTGCCGACTGATGTTGCTGGGCCGCACTACCAAGGTGATGTCAGGGATGTACTCGGTGACGGCTGGGATTTAATGATCGCGCATCCACCTTGTACTCACCTAGCGGTTTCTGGAGCGCGATGGTTTCATCTAAAGCAACGCGAACAAATTGAAGCCTTGGATTTTGTTCGTGTGTTGCTTGATGCTCCTGTCGAGCGGATTGCTCTTGAGAACCCGGTAAGCATCATCAGCAGCAAGATCAGGAAGCCAGACCAGATCATTCAGCCGTGGATGTTTGGTCACGGTGAGACGAAAGCAACCTGTTTGTGGTTGAAAAACCTTCCTGTCTTGCAACCTTCAAATATTGTTGACGGTAGGGAAAGCCGCATCCATCGTATGCCTCCCAGCCCTACCAGGTGGAAAGAGCGCAGCAAAACATACCAAGGAATTGCTGATGCTATGGCAGATCAATGGGGGAAACTGTGATCATTCCGCTGGTTAACGACAATGCCCGTAAACAGGCTATCGAGGCTGTACAAGGCTCTAAATTGGGCTGGGTGGTGTCTATCTCCAAACCCAACAGAACAACCGCTCAGAACTCGCTCTATTGGGCTGTGTTGCATGAGGTTGCCGAGCAGATTAAGCCTGGGTCAGAGTACAGCGCAGAGACTTGGCATTGCTACTTCAAGACGCTGTTCTTGAATGGTCGGGTGATTGAGCTTCCGAATGGCAACATTATTGAGCAGGAACCGACAACGACAGGGATGACGACCGCGGCGTTCTCGGACTATGTGGAAAGGGTGATTGCATGGGCGACAGAGAGGGGTCTGGTGTGGACGGACGACTTACGTGCTATGCGTGTGGAGAGAGACACGATAACGCGATTGCCAAGCATCTACCAGACGGAAGCGTAGTCGGTCTGCACAGCCGAGAGTACAGGCTGTATTGCGAGGCAAAGTGGGTGCTAGAAAGACCGAAGGCATCCAGAAAAGGATACCTAGAGCAGGTCGAAAAAGCTCGCGGTATGTCAGGGCGAGAGGAACTTCAACAGGAAATCACGAGGTGGTGGAATGTACAGAAACAAGGCATTTCTCAGGGCGGTGGCGAGTCTACCTTGTCAGTTGTGCGGCAGGGAAGGTGAGACACAAGCTGCTCATGCGAACTGGACAGAATATGGAAAAGGCATGGGGATGAAGGCGCATGACGTCTACTCTGCCGCTCTGTGTGTTGGATGTCATGCTGGGATCGATCAAGGGTCGAAACTAAGCTACCAGGAGCGGAAAGAACTCTGGGAGGCGGCATGGCGCAAGACAATGCTTGTGTTGTTTGAGGAAAAATTGGTGGTTCCGAAATGAGAGCAAAAATCCAATGGTCAACACCAGACATTGATCAGCAGATCCTGTACATCGCCAGGGTAAGCAATCCTGAGAATCAATCATCCGGCAAGACAGGGCTTCTGCGATACCTGATGGAGCATGGTCACGTGTCTCCGTTTGAGATGGCCAACGTCTGCATGGAGATTGAGACGACCAGGGATATTGGTCGGCAGATCTTGCGGCACAGATCATTCAGCTTCCAAGAGTTCTCGCAGAGGTATGCAAGCGCACACTTGCTGGAGCATCCACAACCGAGACAGGCAAGGATGCAGGATCACACGAACAGGCAGAACAGCCTCCCGACCGCGGATGAGGAGCTTGCAAGGTGGTGGGATCAGGTGCAGTCCTGGGTGATCAAAGAAACTGACAGGCTGTATGCCGAGGCCATGAAGCAGGGTATTGCAAAAGAGCAAGCAAGGGTGCTGTTGCCGGAGGGGTTGACCTCAAGCAGGATGTACATGAACGGCACTCTCAGGTCATGGATCCACTACCTAAAGCAGAGGCTAGATCCGACAACACAGGCAGAGCATAGGCAGCTTGCAGGGCTGATCCTGGCCGAGTTGCGGACTGTTGCGCCTATCACTATGGACGCTTTTTTTGGAGAGCAAGCATGAAAAAACTGATCTTTGTTGCTGGAATGTTGATCTCAGGTGTAGCACTTGCCAACTGTGTGACGCACACCTACTTTGTCAACGGCAGGATGGTGATCTGTACCACTTGCTGTACAGGGTCTTTTTGCAACACCAGTTGTTTGTAATTTTGTAAACCTGTACAATGCTCTTGTTGGCGTGGAAGCTGACTGAGAGCTATCTATCAAGACTCCGACCCCGAGAGGGGTGGTTCCAGCCGCAAGTTGGGATTCTTCCACCGGGGTCTTGGCAGATAGCTTTTTTTTCGCCCCCACTCCAGCCGTAACCCTCACGATAGCAAGAGCCTGAATGGGCTGCGAGGGACAAAACACCGGCTAATCCTCACCCTGATTGCAAGCCGACCAGCCTGTCTGCGAGGGACTGGTGTAGACGTTGGAGACAGCGGTGGTAGACCACTCCGACATCGAAACAATCGCAGCCTCCGGGTACTCTGGCCCTGTCACAGGATGACAACGGCGGGAGAGGTAGAGCTAAAGTGATTGGCTCCACCCTGGGGGAGGTATGTCTAGAGAGATCAAAGGCTATAGGTGAGTTAATTCTGATAGAAATAATTCACGACACAACAGGCAAAAACGGGTTTAGAGTTCTCACGAAAGGAGAACACATGAAACCGACAGACGTATCTCAAGACTGCTGGGATGACTTCCTGGCACACAGGAAGGCAAAGAGAGCCATTGTCACAACCAGAGTGATCAACACCATCAGGCAAGAGGCACAGATTGCAGGGTGGACTCTGGAGCAGGCACTAGATCACATGGTACTGATGGGCTGGAGAGGGTTTAAGGCTGACTGGGTTGAGAAAAAACAGGTCAAGCAAGACCTCTGGAGCCACCTTACAGGCAAGAACGTCATCGATATGGAGGAAGCCAAGTGCAAAGCTATTGCGAACGGCTGATAGACCGTTTTGGGCTTCTGTGGGGCAAGCAGAAGGTGCTTTCCAATTTCGGTAAGACAACAGAAGAGATTGATCAGGCTAAAGCAGCCTGGGAATCCCAGTTGCGATCCGTACCTGCTGACACCATCAGGATGGTGCTAGACCACCTCCAGCGAGATCCTCCTGATTGGCCACCAAGCCTTGCTCAATGGATACAACTGTGCAAGCAGTTCCGTGCCGCAGAACACAAGCCTGCTGCGCTACCTCCTCCTAAGCAGATCACACCAGAGGGTAAGGCAATCATCCAGGATGCTGTGTCACAGATCAGGACACCAGCGTTTGACTTCCTGCATTGGGCTAGATTCCCCAAGAGCGCACAGGCAATCCTAGAGATCAGCAGAGGGGCCAGGACAGACAGCAGACTGGCAGACATTCTGGCTCAACACATTGCAGACGGAGGTGCAAATTGTCAGCCAGAAGCACAGAGACAACTTGTCCCAATCATCGAGAAGCACAGGATGTCGTTGTCGGTTTGATCTACCTGTGCCAGTTGTGCGATGACTTCCACGTTAGGAATCTTCTATCGGAATCGGAAGAACGATTAAAAGATATTCCAAAAAAGTTTACACAAACGATAGAAAGTGTGGGATGATTCATCCATCGACACACACACAGCAGGAGCAGCGAACATGGACTTCAACACCGATCACAACACCGAAGCCGACTACCTCGCAATCCTTTTCCCCGAGTTGACGCCTGAAGAAGAAACAAAGCGCAAAATGATCATCGAAGCCGAAGAAGAAGAACTGAAGGCTTGGAAGCTCGCAGAAGAGCAGCGTGTGAGCGAGATGAAAAAACGCACCTGCTACAAGTGCAACGGCAGCGGTGTTCTCGGCCACTTTCGCCACGTTTCCGGCGGCGTCTGCTTCCCCTGCTCCGGCACAGGCATCATCTAAAAGGACGAAACCCCGAAAGGGGTCTACCGGTCAGGCCGGTACTGATGAGTCCAACAGGAGAACACAATGATTATTGAGACACGAATCGCTGGAATCCCTTGCTTGGTTGAGGCTGATGTGTACGTTAGCCAAGGATCGTACAGCCGCAACGCTGCAAGCGATTGGGACTACTACGGGTGGGCAGAGGTTGGTGAGTTCACGATCATGGATCGGCGTGGACGACCTGCTCCGTGGCTTGAGCGCAAGCTCACGAACAAAGAGATCGAGCGTATCGAATCGGAGTTCATGGAGGCAGCATGATCAACCAGGAGGCAATTACAGACGCTGATCTGATGTTCCGATCAATGGCGAACTGTCCGACAGGTCCGAAGGTGTTGCTGCTTAACAAGGCAGGAATCGCTTCAACCGGGTGGTGGGACGGGAAGGATGACTGGTATGTCGGCTGGTTCCCGTTGCCGAAGATTCCTGCTGAGATCAGGGCGCTGGTGGAACCGACCTACCGGACGAACATTGGCGCGTTGCTTGGGGATTGAGATGAAACTAGAAGTTTTCGAGGATCGAATGTACTGGGATCAGTGGTGCGTCAGGCCGGAAGGGTCGAGCGACTTCAACGACACGATCCATTTCGTGCGGAAGGCGGATGCGCTGGTAGCGATGCGGGTCATCGAAGGTTGGATCGCTCAGGAGCGCGAGGAATGCGCCAAGATCGTCGAAGCCAATGCCAAGGTATGCGAGGGTGACAGCCTGCTGCATAAGGTCATGATGAGTAATGCTGAGGCGATTAGGGCAAGGGGAAACCAATGAGCTACACACCGGGGCCGTGGAAGCACAAGCCGTCGATTTACGGCACGAAGTACCGTTACGTCCAGATCGGCAGGGAAAAAAATTACACAACTGCTGAACTGATTCTCGCCGACGCCCGTCTGATCTCAGCCGCGCCGGATCTGTACGAGGCGCTGCAAGAGATTGTCGATGCGACTGATACGGGATGGGAGCATCTTGATGCGACGTTTACACGCGCAAGGGCAGCACTCAAGAAAGCAAAGGGTGAGAGATGACTGACGACACTAATATTTTGCGGTTGAGCAACGCGCTGCTGGATCAGGTGATCTATGCCCTGATTGTTCGCAAGCGCGAATTGAATCAGCGACCTGACGTTGACAGCGAATTGATCGTACAAACGCAGGCGGCACTTGATGTGGCATATGAGGCGAAAGACTTGAAAGCAAGGGGTGAGAGATGAAAGCAAAATTCACGAGGGTAATCAACGGCATCCCGTGTATGACGGTCACGGAGCATGATTGGATCGTCGGTCAGTTGGCGAAGATCATCGAGAGGCTGCTCATTCATTTCGAGCCAGACTGCGGCGATCCGGGCTGCAAGGACTGCGAAACATTGAGACCGGCGTGGAAAGCGATAGCAGAACTGAAGGAGAAGAATGAAACGTCTTGATAGTCCAGATTGCGACTGTCCGAAAGGAACAGGCAGCGATGTCAAAGAAACCCGCATGGACACGCGATACGGTTTTACTTGGAGACGCAGAATCTGTATCGGCTGCGGTGACGCTTTCGGCAGCTACGAGATACCGGATGGCAACATTGACATGACTCAGTTCATACCCATTGATCCAGATGGAAAGGTAGAGAGAAGATGATTGAGACAGACGACCATCCAAGTCATTGGATTCCAGAGCATATGCTGATTGCAAGTGTCATTACGCTTGCTGTAAAAGACGCTTGCTTGGAACCATTCAAAAGCCCTGTTGCAATGCAATGGGA